AATTGAAACCCTTTTAGAGTATATGGGGCTGTGGCGGTTGCCCCGTCTTCTACCCGCAAAGCAACTGCAAACCCTGAACCCTCCACTGCTTTTCTAACGATAGGCTGTGAGGGTCCACCGTACACAGCACTACCGTATACTGATGTGCCATAAATACCCGCAACGTTCGTACTATCTAAAGGGTATGCAGCGGGTCTTGTCGATGTGTTTGATTCATAGTCGTATCGAACAAACAAGTCAGCATCAATCGTAGATTCTGGTGCGTAGTTTACATTGACACGCTGCATATGTTTACGAACACCCGGATCACCCATACTTAAATCTGGGCTTCTATACTTCGCATTTATAAGTGTGCCGTCAAACGTATTGCCTTTTTCTTGTCTGTAAACAAATCCGTCAAAACCGCCGTGCAAAACAATAACATCACCGTCTTCAATAACAGTATCTGCAGAAGCAGGGCGTATGCCTTTCATTGTAGAAAATTCAAACGCCTGACCTTTCATAACTGCAATCACACCTATAGTTGCGCTATCTGTGCCTGTCGATTTTGAAAAGAATATTCTGTATTGTGTCTTATCAGGTATAACCAAAGAAACAAATGCATCTGCTTCATCAAGGTTTTCCCTAAACAACTGCTGCACATTCGTGCTTATCGTGCCCAACTCAACGTCACCGATACGAGCAGTACCAGCAACTGTGCGAAGTCCATCTGGACCCAAGAATACTAAGTCACCTGCAAATTCAAGGATACTAAAACCATTTATGCAACCTATGTTTCTTGTGACAGGTACGATAGCAAAGTCTGATGATGAACTGCCACCCATTTTAAATATTCTGTTTTCACAAAAGATAAACAAGTTGTCACGGAAAACTTTTAATCCGACGACTGTATCGTCAACTTTAATGCTTCCTGCACCGCTACCAGAGTTGAAGCCATCTTCATTAAACGGCTCACTAAATACCACCTCTTGTGGCGTAGATGACATGCCCGAATAGAACATGTGATTTTTGAAAGCAACTACGTGCTTTGCCCCAGATACAGAACTGTCACTTACATCGCTGGCTGTTAGTGATGCGTTGAATATTGTAGGGGCGTTTGTTTGATCAACTACAATTATCTTTTCGTTGCCATCGAAGTTATATTTTTCAAAATTGTATCGTGCAGCGTTGGTTCTTCCTGTATCCCTAGTTGTCCATGTTTCTGAAACTACATCTGTAACTGCATGGTTGGCTGCTGCCGTACCACCTGTCGCCCTTGTTACACCTGTGAATGCACCTGCAGATTTACCAGTATATGTGAATATTTCCGAACTTATCTGAATTGTACCACTAGCACTAAACCCTGATGTGCTGTCCACCGTAATAGTTCCCGCTCCTGTCATAGCTGTAGTAGAAACTATTTTTATTGTTAGCTCTGTTGAACCGGAGCTAAATATCTTATCACCCCTAGCTGCCAACACAAAATTATTAAATTTAGTTGATAAAAGCACAGCCTCTGATGAAACGTTTGTTTCTGGTACAATTTGATTTACAAGAGGTCTAAAACCCAACAGTCGTTTGTATCCACCGCCTACATCTGGCTCAAAGTTTTCCAACTCAAGTGCCTGACCGGGTTGCATGATAAAGGTGGATCTGTTTAGTACAAGACCCCCTTCACAGTTGAATGATAACGGGGATACACCCTGAAGTTCTAGATCAGGCATACTACACTGCTCTCATATAATCTTTTCTATTAAGTAACTCGACTCGCATACGCTTCAAGCTATCTTCGTATTCTTTCAATGCAAACTGTGCTGTTTGTGTATCTGAACGGAACATGTACGTATAATACTTTGCTCGTGATACTATTACAGGCTCAAATCTGGTGGGTATGATACTTGTATCTGTTGATGCAGACAAAGCAGTGTTTGTTACATAGTAATCAAATTCTAAAGTTCTATTACTCGTATCTGGGATAGGTGTAAGGCCAATTTCATCGTTGTATGATGTGTACACATACTCTGGGTCATTAAACTTATCTATGTCAGCCTTTGAATCCCGTTCTCTAAATCTTTCTGTATACTCTTCGTATGACAAATACTTTAGCGGTATAGGAATAAGATTTTCACTAAGCTCAACTAACTTAACAAAAGCGGCGTTTCCAGATGCTTCTGTGAAACTAACAAAGTGTGTCGTAGCTGTGGCTGTAAAAGATGTTTCTGCTAATAGCACTTCATTACCACTTGCTATCGTAAGTGTCTTAGATGTTGTTTGTGCTGCACCAGAACTTGTGCCAACCTCTAAGGTAAGTGTTGCGCCACTTGTTTGAGTGAGGATTATGTATGATCTACCTACTATGAGATCTGATACCTCTTGTGTCGCTTCTGCATTTGTAAGCAACAAAGTGTTACCAAACTTTGTGCTTGCAGCAGGTGTGCCACTAACTGTTGTCCACCCTGTTATGCTTGAAGATCCATCAACCTCATATGTACCGTTAGTGATGTAATTCTTTGGCTGCAGGAACATGTTATCATAATCTACATACTTGAGTGTAGATGCTATTGAAGCATGACTGTAAAGAGGCTTTCCTGCAATTACATCTATGGAACCTTTTGCATGAGTAAAAGGCCAATTTAAATCAGAATTTATAATGTCAGATATTGCACGATTGATGTAATCCTTTACAGTTGTTTGAACACCACGAGAGGAGGCAAACGTAGCAGAAGTTAATTCAACTTCGTTCATATCACGAAGGACTTCATTTGTAAGTTGCAGATATGTACTAGCCATTTACTTTAGTGCCTTTAATTTGTATCGTTTCATACCGCCGGGTAAGTTTGCAACCTTAACCAAGTCGTCTTTTTTATACATCGTATTTTTTGGTTGATGTCGTATTATTCGTTTCGATCTAATACTGCTCTGTGCTTTTTCCAAAACCAGTTTCCAATCGCACTAAAGGGCTTGCCGCAATACAACAAACCCCAGCCAACATACTTAATCAAACAACGCTTGATATCTTTCATCTTCAAAGCTTTCCAGCGCTTCCAATTTACCATTCGCTTCATCCCAATCTTTAAGAGCCGTTTCAATTTCCGCAAGCAAATCGGGATGTTCTCCAATCGCCACCGGATTGTTGAGGTAATTTTTAACAATGTACTCAGCACTTTTCTTTTGCCCTTCAAATCTGTACCTTAGAGCGTCCTTTGCAAGTTGTTTCATAGTTTCTCCCTCTGAAATTATTATAATCTAAAAACTTTATTTAGTCAAGTTATTTTGGGAGAAACACAAGCAGTGCAAAAAACAAACCCCCTGCTACGGCTAAGACCAAGCTAATTAAAGCTGATTGTTTCAAACTTTCCATGAACTCCTCTTGCTCACGTTTTGCTTTAATCCTTGCTGCTCGTTCAGCCTCTTTAGCTTGTTGTATACGTCGCGCCCGTTCATCCACTATGCTTTGCCACGTGCCGGGGCCAAATCTCATATCGATCATGGTCCGCATCTGTTGAACTTGTTCTTGTGCAAGTCGTGCATCTATAACTTCCTGTGCAACAGACTTGATACCAAACTGATCTCCCAGACCAACACCAGACTTACGTGCTCTCTGTTGTTGTACTTGTTTTTCACCTGTTAAGAGATTGTCAATGTGTCCCGCAATCTCTCCAACGTCTTTCGCTGTACCAATTGCAGATTTAATGCCATCGACTGCGCTCTTTACAAGCGCGATACCTGCAAGAGTTTCTGCGATCATTCGTTGTCCTCGTTCGTTGGTTAGGTTTCATTAAGTTGATCGTTGTTTAGATTTTTTTCTAACTGAAGGAAAATCAGGTACGTTCCCTTGATAGCCAGTAAAAACATTTGGCCCTTCTTCATAGCGTATAACACCACTATGTAAGCTAAAGGGTTTTATGTTTCTCTCTCTTTCTTTTTGTTTTTCCCGCTTTTTTTCTTCTGAATCTTGTGCAGAACGTGGGGGTGTGTATCTGCTTGTCATCATCTTGTCTCCATGCTACGGGCACTTCCACGCGGTTGAATTTTTCCACCATATACTTTTTTTCTAGGGTCGGTAAATGCAGCGGCACCACCACCTATACGGTGTTTTATATAGCTTGTTGCATTTGAAAGAAAGTCAGGTATTTCCATACCTTTCTCTTTGTACAAATTTTTCATAGAATCGCTGTATTTTTTGTAATAATCCCGGTGAAGATCTTTATTAGCGTCTGCAGGATATTCTGCTGGTAATACAGTAGCTTTTGACTCTTCATCTTTATCAAACGGATTTAATTTAGAAATTTGTTCTCCAAAAGAAATACGCCCTGTTTTTTCAAAGATACTAGACACTTAAAATTCTCCTGTTCTCATAGCTTCTGAAAGTATAACAGCCCGTCGTCCTACTTGTCTTGCCCAACGCGAATCCATCATTTCCATACTTGCAATGTCATACTTCTGCTCTTCCACTGCAGACCACATCTTTTTAAATTTGCACAAACGAGGGACTCCCATATTATAGGCCATGTCCATAAGCACAAGCTGACGAACTGCATCCAAATCTTCTACACACTTGTGAACCTTACACAGTTCGTTCTCTACAATCTTAATATCATTCAAGGCAAGATATCGTGCATCAGCCTCTGTTATGCCATGTTCATAAATAACATCCATATTCGGTATATCCATGTAATCTAGCTCTTCTTTGCTGATACCTCTGTCTTTCAGGTTACGACCTATACCTACGGTGTCTATGCCAAGCGTATCTTGGTACACAGTTAGAACTATGCCCTCGTGTTCAATAAGCTTATCTAAGAAGTGAGAAGAATTATATTTCATATTTGCATAGCTCCTACAATACCACACTTATACTGAACAGATGCCCACGAACCATCCTTTGGAATGTCCTCATATATCTGTTTGTAACGAAGGCACTCATTTTCTTTATCAAACCACTGCACTGTTTGGTTAAAACATTGACCGTTGGGTGTGCACACAGTCAATACCAATGCCCAGATAACTATGTTCATTGTTTCTTCGCTCTGTTTTCTTGACCCATCCAGATACCAAATATACCAGTCATCACACCCATGATAACTGAAACAAACGCACTCTGTTGCATAGTGGGGTCTTCAAGATTCATAAACCACTCAGCGCATCGCCAAGACATCGCTATACTTGCAATCATCGTAAGACGAGCAATAGCATTGTATTCAATTATGGCTCTTAGCCACTGTCTCATTTTTTACCGAATAGCTTTGTAGCTGACCGGACCCCAAAACTTGCT